GCGACGAAGGACAAGCAGGGCCGCAGGGTTCTGACGGAACTGGAGCTGTGGGAGGTGTCGCTTGTGACGTTCCCGATGCTGCCCAGTGCACGGGTGGCGGCCAAGGGGGAGACCCCGGTGGAAGCCGACCTGCGGGAGATGGCACGCCTGATCGAAGAGGCGCGCCGGACATTGGTGGACGGCTAGAGCCACCCTTCAGAGATGGGAAAATCGGGATGAGTGAGACCGGGACAACGTCGCGGAGCGGGGAAGATGTGTCTCCGTTCACCCAGGTGGGTGCCGCGTTGGCAGGGCTGGTGGGCGACATGCGCCGACAGCGCGATGACTTCGACAGAAAGCTACAGGAACAGGAAGAGCGAATGACCAAGATTGATCGAAAGACGGCCTATGCGGGGCGTCCTGCGTTGGCGGGTGGTGTTAAGACCGAAGACGTGCATTACCAGGCGTTCGACGCCTATCTGCGCAGTGGTGACGATGATGCCTTGCGCGGTTTGGAGATGGATGTGAAATCCATGTCCACCAATGTGAACGGCGATGGCGGGTTCCTGATCGATCCGGCGACATCGGAGACCATCCAGGGTGTTCTGAAAAGCAGCGCGTCGCTGCGCGCGGTGGCCTCGGTCGTGAATGTCGAGGCGTCGAGCTATGACGTGCTGATCGACCAGGGCAATGCCGGGGCGGGCTGGGCCGATGAAGTTGCGTCGCGGTCCGAGACCGGGACACCGACCATCGACCGTATTTCCATCAAGCTGCACGAGCTGAGCGCGATGCCCAAAGCGAGCCAGCGTTTGCTGGACGATACGGCGTTCGACATCGAGACTTGGCTGGCTGGCAAGATTGCGGACACGTTTGCACGTGCCGAAGCGGGGGCTTTCATCGACGGTGATGGCAATGACAAGCCGCGCGGGATTTTGAACCATGGCGCGGTGGACAATGATGTCTGGACCTGGGGCAATCTTGGCTATGTGCCGACTGGTGTGGACGGGTCTATCGGCAATGGCGATGCGCTGATCGAACTGGTCTATGCGCTGGGGGCAGAATACCGCGCCAATGCGACTTTTGTCATGAATTCCAAGACGGCGGGCACGCTGCGCAAGCTGAAGGATGCGGATGGACGTCATCTGTGGTCGGACGGGTTCACATCCGGTGAGCCTGCGCGTCTGCTGGGTTATCCGGTGTTGATTGCCGAGGACATGCCGGACATTGCGTCGAACGCGGATGCGATTGCGTTCGGTGACTTCCGCGCGGGTTACACGATTGCGGAACGCCCTGATCTGCGCGTGCTGCGTGATCCGTTCAGCGCCAAGCCGCATGTGCTGTTCTACGCGACCAAACGGGTTGGCGGCGATGTGAGCGATTTCGCTGCCATCAAGCTGCTGCGCTTTGCTGTCGCCTGATCGGTGATGGCGGACATGGGGAGGGCGGTGCGGGCCGTCTTCCTCATGGGGCGCGCGCCGGTGTGCCGGCGTTGTCTAGCCGCTCCCTCCGTCCGAGCAGCGGCGGCGGCGCGCGTCCGACAACTTACCGGCCTCTGAACGAGGGACAGGTTTGCGGAGAACACGAGATGTATTTGATTGAAGAGAGCCAGATACCGGATACCGCTTTGCCGGTGGCGCGGCTGCGCGACCATCTGCGGATGGGCAGCGGGTTTGTGGAGGACGGGCTTCAGGACGAGCTGTTGGGCGGGTTCCTGCGGGCGGCGATGGCGGCGATCGAGGCGCGGACGGGCAAGGCGCTTTTGGTGCGGGATTTCCTGTGCAGTCTGCATCGGTGGCGGGATGTGACAGGGCAGGTGTTGCCGATTGCCCCGGTGCGTGCGGTGACGCAGATCACTTTGGTCGATGCGTTTGGCGCGGGGGCTGTGGTGGACGCGGCGCGCTATGCGCTGGTGGCGGATGGCGATGCGCCGAAGGTGGTGCCAATGGGAGGCTGTTTGCCGTCCATACCGGAGCACGGCAGCGCCGAGGTTCGGTTTCAGGCTGGAATGGCCGAGGCGTTTGGCGATCTGCCCGCCGATCTGGCGCAGGCGGTGATGTTGCTGGCGGCGCATTACTACGAATACCGCGATGAGACCGCGTTGGGGCAAGGATGTATGCCGTTCGGGGTGACGAGCCTGATCGCGCGCTATCGCCCGGTACGGATCGGGTTCGGCACATGAGCGGGCCGCGGCTGACATCGAAGCTGGTGCTGGAGCGGCTGGACGCTGTGCCGGACGGTGCGGGCGGGATGCATGAAAGCTGGGTCGCGCTGGGTGTGCTATGGGGTGAGGTGAAGCCTCGGTCCGGGCGCGAGGGCGTTGGCGAGGCTGGGCAGGTGTCGGTGACCGGGTTTCGGGTTTTGGTGCGGGGTGTACCGCAGGGACATTCTGCGCGGCCTTTGCCGGAACAGCGGTTTCGGGACAGTACCCGGGTGTTTCGGATCAATTCGGTGACCGAAGCCGATCCTGGCGGGCGGTTCCTGATCTGCCTCTGTGACGAGGAGGTGGCGACATGAGCTATGCGGTGGCGGCGGCGTTGCAGGGGGCTGTGTATCAGTGCTTGCAGACCGATGCGGGGCTTTCGGTTCTGGTCGGTGACCGGGTGTATGACGCGGTGCCAAAGGGGCGGTTGCCGGACCTGTATGTGGCACTTGGGCCGGAGCGGGCGGTGGATGCGAGCGACAAGACCGGGCGTGGGGCGTGGCATGAATTCGTGGTGTCTGTGATCTCGGACGATGCGGGGTTTCAGACGGCCAAGGAGGTGTCGGCGGCGGTGTGTGATGCGCTGATCGACGCCGCGTTGGTGTTGGAGCGGGGCCGGTTGGTGGCGCTGAACTTCAAGCGGGCGGTGGCGCAACGCGAGAAGGCGGGGCGGCGCAGGATCGACCTGACCTTCCGCGCGCGGGTCGAGGATGACGCCTGAGGGCGTTTCGGATTTCAGAGACAGTTTCCAGACAGGGAGTGTGGGCGATGGGTGCTCAGAACGGGAAAGACCTTTTGATCAAGGTCGATGTGGATGGCAGCGGCACGTTTGAGACTTTGGCGGGCCTTCGGGCGACGCGCATCAGTTTCAACGCTGAAGCGGTGGATGTGACCTCGCTTGAGAGCGATGGCGGGTGGCGCGAGTTGCTGGCGGGTGCGGGCGTGCGGAGTGTCGCGATCTCGGGGGCCGGTGTGTTCAAGGATGCGAGCACCGATGAGCGGGCGCGGCAGATTTTCTTCGAAAGCCAGACGCCCGCGTTTCAGGTGATCATCCCGGATTTCGGGGTTGTGCAGGCACCGTTTCAGGTGACGGGGCTGGAATATGCCGGGTCGCATAATGGCGAGGCGACCTATGAGTTGTCGCTGGCCTCGGCCGGCGTTGTGGCGTTCACGGCGGCGGCGTGACGATGGCGAACCCCTGGCGTGGAGAGGTGACGCTGGTGATCGACGGGGCGCCGCATGTGTTGCGGCTGACACTGGGAGCGCTGGCGGAACTGGAGGCTGACCTCAAGGCAGACACGCTGGTCGATCTGGTGTCACGTTTCGAAGGTGGCGGGTGCTCCAGTCGGGATGTGCTGGCGTTGATCGTGGCTGGCTTGCGCGGTGGCGGCTGGCGCGGGACTGCAGCCGATTTGCTCGCAGCGGAGATCGAGGGCGGGCCACTGGCGGCGGCGCGGGTGGCGGCGGAGTTGTTGGCGCGGGCGTTTGTGCCGGTGGGGGAGACGTGAGCCGGTTCGACTGGCCTGCGCTGATGCGTGCCGGGGTCCGCGGGCTGGGGCTGCGCCCGGCGGAGTTCTGGGCGCTCACGCCAGCGGAGCTGCACCTATTGTTGGGGGGCGGTGATGCGCCTTTGGAGCGGAGTGGGTTGGACGCCTTGATGGCGGCTTATCCGGACAAGCGGGGGGATCAGGATGATTGAGTTGGACAGCATTGACGGTTTCGAGGCACAGGTGAGTGCTTTGGAAGAAGCGCTTGCAGGTGCGTCGAGCATGGCAGGCGGGTTTCAGGCCGAGATGGCAAAGGTGCGCGAGTCTTTGTCAGAGACTAGCAAGGGCGCATCCAAGCTGGAGGGCGCGCTGAACAGTGGGTTGAGCCGGGCGATTGATGGGATCGTGTTTGATGGGATGAAGCTGTCGGACGCGCTGGGCACGATTGCGCAGTCGATGATCGGGGCGAGTTACCGTGCGGCGGTGAACCCGGTGAAGGAACATCTGAGCGGGATGGTGATGCAGGGGATCAGCAACCTGCTGCCCTTTGCCAATGGGGCGGGCTTTGCGCAGGGGCGGGTGATGCCGTTTGCCGATGGCGGTGTTGTCAGTGGGCCGACGACCTTTCCGATGCGGGGCGGTGTCGGGCTGATGGGCGAAGCGGGGCCAGAGGCGATCATGCCGCTGGCGCGCGGGGCTGATGGCAAGCTGGGTGTGCGGGCTGGCGGCGGTGGGCGCGCGGTCAACGTGGTGATGAACATCTCGACCCCGGATGTGCAGGGGTTCCGTCGGTCGCAAAGCCAGATCGCGGCGCAGATGGGCCGGGTATTGGGCTCTGGTCAGCGGAACCTGTGAGGAGGGCTTGCGATGCAGTTTCATGAGGTACGGTTTCCGACGGCGTTGAGCTTTGGTTCCATTGGGGGGCCAGAGCGGCGGACGGATGTAGTGACGCTGGCCAGTGGTTTTGAGGAGCGGAACACGCCGTGGGCGCATTCGCGCAGGCGGTATGATGCGGGGATCGGGCTGCGGTCGATGGATGATATCGACACGCTGATCGCGTTCTTTGAGGCGCGGCGCGGGCAGATGTACGGGTTTCGCTGGAAAGACTGGGCAGACTTCAAGTCGTGTAAACCGTCAGCACAGGTCACGGCCACAGATCAGGTGATCGGGACTGGCGATGGCGTGACGACGGAGTTTGGTTTGTCAAAGGCGTATGTGTCGGGGGGTGCGGTTTACGCGCGTCCGGTGGCGAAGCCTGTTGCCGGGTCGGTGCTGGTGGCGGTTGACGGCATGGCGCTGGAGGAGGGGACGGATTTCTCGGTCGATGTGATGACTGGGGTGGTGTCTTTCTTTACTGCGCCCTCTGCGGGGGTCTCGGTAACAGCCGGGTTCGAGTTCGATGTGCCAGTGCGGTTTGACACGGACCGTATTCAGACCTCGGCTGCCACATTCCAGGCGGGTGAAGTGCCGGATGTGCCGGTGGTGGAGTTGCGGGTATGAGCGCGGCGGAGGCGCTGGGTGCGCACCTGGGCAGGGGTGTCACCACGGTGGCGCGGGCTTGGGAGGTGCGGCGAAGGGATGGCCGGCGGTTTGGTTTTACGGATCACGATCTTGACCTGAGCTTCAACGGATTGGCCTTTCGTGCGGATACCGGCATGAGCGCGGCAGCGGTGCAGCAGGGCACCGGGCTGTCAGTGGACAACACTGAGGCGGTTGGCGCGCTGTCTGATGCCAGCGTGACCGAGGCGGACATTGCGGCGGGGCGGTTCGACGGGGCCGAGGTGACGGCGTGGTTGGTCAATTGGGCCGATGTCGCGGCGCGCAAGGTGCTGTTTCGGGGATCGTTGGGGGAGATCACACGCAGCGGCGGTGCGTTCACTGCGGAGTTGCGGGGGCTGACGGAGTGGCTCAACCGGCCGGTGGGTCGGGTGTACCAAGCGCCGTGTCTGGCGGTGCTGGGGGATGCGGCGTGTGGAGTGGATACTGACGCTGAGGGTATGTCTGCCGAGGTGGTTGTTACCGGGGTGACCGCTAAGGGTGGATTTGTCCTGTCCGGCGCGAGCGGGTTTGAGGCGCAATGGTTTCAACGCGGACGGTTGACGATGTTGGATGGCGCTGCAGAGGGGCTTTGGGCCGTGATCAAGCGTGATGTGCTGTTCGAGGACGGCGCGCGCGAGGTCGATCTGTGGGAGCCGCTTCGGGCTTCGGTGGCTGTCGGGGATCGTGTAAAGCTGATCGTGGGCTGTGACAAACGGTTCGAGACTTGCCGAGGCAAGTTCGACAATTTGGTCAACTTCCAAGGTTTTCCGGACATTCCGCAGGAAGAATGGGTGTTGATTCATCCAACAGCAGCGCGGTTGCGCAGCGGTGGGAGCTTGCGGTGACGGGCGAGAGGATTGTCACAGAGGCGCGGCGTTGGATCGGCACGCCTTACGTGCATCAGGTGAGCCTGTGCGGAGCGGGGGCGGATTGTCTTGGGCTGCTGCGGGGCGTTTGGCGCGGGCTTTATGGGTGTGAGCCGGGTGTGGTGCCTGCGTATACGCCGGATTGGTCTGAGCCGCAGGGCGATGAAATGCTTTGGCGAGGGCTTGCTGCGCTCATGGAGGGCAAGCCTGTCGAGGATGAAGCGTCCGGTGACGTTATTCTGTTTCGGATGTGCGATCGGGGCGTTGCAAAACATCTGGGCATTCAGACGCGGATCGGCGCCGAGGCGCGATTCATCCACGCCTATTCGGGACATGCGGTGGTGGAAACGGCGCTGAGCGCGCCTTGGCAGCGGCGCATCGTGGCGCGGTTTGCCTTGCCCGACATTCAGGAAGGATAGAACGATGGCGACACTGGTTCTTTCGGCGGCGGGTGCTGCGCTGGGCAGCAGCCTTGGCGGATCGGTGCTTGGGCTGTCCATGTCGGCGGTTGGCCGGTTTGCCGGGGCGACTCTGGGACGGGCTATTGACCAGCGGGTGTTGGGCGGTGGGGCGCGGTCAATCGAGACTGGGCGGCTGGACCGGCTGCGGCTAAGCACAGCGGGCGAGGGTCAGCCGATTCCGCAGATTTTTGGCCGGATGCGGGTGGGCGGGCACATCATCTGGGCCACGCAGTTCAAGGAAAATGTGTCCAAGTCGGGTGATGGCAAAGGGTTGTCCGCGCAGCCGACAATCAAGGAATACAGCTATTCGGTGAGCCTTGCCGTGGCGCTTTGCGAGGGCGAGATCACCAGTGTGAACCGGGTCTGGGCGGATGGTGCCGAAATCTCGGTGCATGATCTGAACATGGTGGTCTATCCGGGATCGCGCGACCAGTTGCCTGATCCCAAGATGGAAGCTGTCGAGGGCGCGGGTTTGGTGCCTGCCTATCGGGGTAAGGCCTATGTCGTGTTCGAGGATTTGGACCTGAGCCGGTTCGGCAACCGCGTGCCGCAGTTTTCCTTCGAGGTGACGCGCCCGGTGCAGGACGACCCCGAGGACGTGCCGTTCAACATTCGCGCGGTCGCGATGATCCCCGGTACAGGGGAGTATTCGCTGGCTACAGAAGCGGTGTCGCTGGATGGCGGTGCGGGCAAGTC